ACAAACTCACCATTTAAATAAGCCTGTAACATTGATGGATCATAGTTTGCTTGCATGCGTTCTATAAAATCTTCTGGTAAGTGTGGATTATCTTGCGTCCTCATCTTAATTAAATGCCTGTCCTTACGTTCCTTTGCTTCATCAGTACCAAAGGTGTTATATAACCAGCGAAAGCCCTCTGGTGTTGAAGCTGCACAAAACTGCCTGACATTACCAGCCCTCAATCGTCCGAGTATTTTAGGAAAGGCTCTATTTGCAATAGATGGACTTACAACATCTATTTCATCTACAAGGACATGGGATAAATTCAAACCAATTATTCTTGACCAGTTTTCAAATGATCTGCATAATAGCTTGCTATCACCTTCTTGGAAATGGATTGTGTACTCAGGTAGTGGACTAGCTCTAAATGTATATGGTATTTCATATTGCTCAAGGAACTGTTCAAAGTCTGTTTGCCAAATGTCTCTGATTAATGGGGCAGTTGGTTCCATAACAGCACCAATAAATCCAATATTCTGTGCTGCTAGTTTTATAGCCATACTGCATAAAGCTCTAGTTTTTCCCGCACCATATCCAGCCGATAAACCTACAATTTCTGATTTATTATCAAAGAACTGTTGTTGCGGTGGGTGTAAATCTGTTCTTATGCGATTTAGTAGCTCATCAGTATCAATATCAACATATCGACTACCAACATGATCTAATACAGAACCTTCCCTATTCAGTATGCTCAAGTGCTTACCTGTCCTACTTTAGCCATTGAGTTTATGCAGCCTAAAGCTACGTGCAACTGACCTGCTTTCCTAGCCTCTTTTGCCAGTGATGCATATTGAGAAAGAATATCTGCTGTAAATTGTCTGCGATCAATGTCAAAATCTTGTTTTACAATCTCTCTAGCATCTTGAATATATCTATCTATAGTTCTTGAATGAACCCCCCACTCTTTTGCTGCAAATTGGTGTATATCTGACCTAACACTACCAACAGACAAAAGCTTTGCAACTTTGTTGACTCTAAACTCATGCTCATTCTTGCTAGTTCTGCCGTTAGCCACTAAATTAAGGTTTTTATTAGTCTAAATGTAGCTTGAATTGCTGGTTTTTGTCGATTTTTCTTGCTTTTCCCAAAGATTAATAAGTGTTTTCAATTGAAGAATCCTTGCCTTTGCTGCAATTATTCTATCATTTGTTTTCATAATGATTTCATAGTAAAAGTTCTTAATTGATCCTTAACTTTTTGCACTTCTGGCGGTAAGTTACTTTTCTTTTGCTTAATGTTTTTAGCAATAATTTTATTCATAAGCTTTTGTGTATTAGTCCAGCCTTTTTTTCTGATGTTGTGAATGTCTCTGGCAACATCTATAGGAATCTCTACACCAAGATTATTCTTAATCTCACCAGTCTCAGTTCTGAAACCATGAGAGATAATAGAGCCGTCTATATCGTAAGTTGTATTTGCTTTTTGACAATGACAGATAAGAGCTAAATCAGAACCAGTGGATCTTCTGCCATCTTCTAATATGTCGTAGTCAGGGTAATGATTGTTTACGAGCCCGTCTGAATTGTGGACTATTCCTGTGTCGTTACATGCAAAACATTCGTAGTCAGGGATGTTGAATGTAACTTCCCTGTCTATAGCTGCACGTTTATAGCTTTTCATGGGGTGTTTTAAAAAGGGGTGTTTTTAGGTTTTTTAAACGTAGCTGTTTTCTTTACAGTTGGCAACTCTAAGTATTGTTCATACTGTCCGTTTTTAATCCATCTGAAACAATCAGGAAACAATGGAGTGAAGTTATCAGACTTTAATTGCTTTGATCTGGCTCTTATATCGGCTTCAAGGCATTGTAAGAGTCTTGTCTGTATGTTTTTACTTAATTTCATAAACTGCGCCTCTGCGAGCTTTCTGGATTGCGATACAACACGCATTGATGTAGGTATGCTTTTGTACGCTTTCCAAAAGGTATCAAAATTTTCAAGAAAAAAACTTTTATTAGTTTTATAGTTATTTGTTTTAGTTATCTTTGTTTTAGTTAGGGTCGCTCTCAACGACTGGGGGGGTCGCTGTGAACGACTGGGGGGGTAGTTGTCAGCGACTGGGGTAGTATGTATCAACGACCCCGCATGAATACTGGGATCTGTAACTGGTAGTGCTTTGCAATGTTGCCAGATTGTCACTCTGTAGCAGTTGGTTCTTTGCCCCTTCTCATCAATCCTGTACTGCTTTTGCAGCAAATCAAGTTCCACTAATTCTGCAACAGTCTTGATAACTTTGTCTCTGGACATCATTGCATCTTTACTAATGGTCTGATAACTAGGCCAGATATTTGGGTAATAACTTTGTAAGACCCATAAGACTGTAAGCTGGTGCGGGGTTACTTTACCTTTTAAAGATGTAGGTAGTGCTATAAATGGTGTATTTTCTGGGATAAAACTCATTTATGGAATATTTGATAACGATTAAAAAGATTGAAGCTGCACCACAGGGCAGTAAAAAATTTGTAGGAAAAAATAAAAAAGGGCAACCGATGATGATTGACACCTGTAAACGCTTGAAGTCATGGCGTGATCAGGTTGGTATTATGGCGAAGTTGGTTTGTGTTGACGGGATTATTGAAGAACCAGTTTCAATAGAAGTTACGTTTTACTTTAAACGTCCGAAGCTTCACTATGACTCAAAAAAACTTTTAAGGCAAGATGCTCCAAAATTTGTAACATCAAAACATAAAGGTGACATTGATAAACTGTGCCGAGGTTTACTTGATGGCTTAACAGGATCAGCATTAGCTGACGATAAACAGGTGGTTAAAATTGTTGCTGAAAAGAAATATTGTCAACTAGAATCACAAGCTGGTGCAACCATAAAAATTACTACCATTGATCAAAATTATGAAAAGAGTTGAGAGACCATCAGGAAAGAAATTACTTTTTTTAAAAGAAAACAGAAAAAGAATATTAGTAAAAAAATTGTTAGATATAGATTTACGTGGAGTGGATCATAAGGTTTATATAACAAAAGATTTTAGGGCAGATTTAACAGTAAATGACGGTAAATGGATTACTGACTATATCAGGGAAAAGATTATGAAACATAATTATCAGATTTCAAGAATTACTAATTTACAGGTAAAAGATTTTGATATACAAGAGATTAAGGCTTATGAAGAAGAATTGTTGTTAAGTCGGGAGATACATCAGCCCTTCGCATGACTGCCCTGCTTTTCCTACGTGTTGCGATAGGTTTTTTATAGCTTTCAGATCCTCTTGGAATAGATCGTCAGGCCACCCGACTAAAGTTTGTTTAGTGCATTTTCTAAACCGTAACAAATTCTAGCTATAGTTCCAGAATCTAAATGTTCTGGATAAGGGCCAAGTGATTTAGTAGATGGGTTTTTACTAAGAAATTGCTTAAGCTTCAAGCAATCATCAGCCCTAAGTCGCACAGATATGTCCATAAGACATATATAACATCACCATAGCGGATCGTCATAAGGTGGGATTGCTTCTTCTTTCACATTAGAACTAAATCCAAATCCCTTTGATTTTTGTTTTTTTTGTTTTCTAAATAAATTGAGGTCTGTGCATTTTCCATTCATGGTTGCTGTATTTAATGCTTTTTCTGTTGCCTCAACAGAATTTTCAATATATCTTTTTTCCTCTAAAAGTTCATTTTTTAAACTGCTTATTGATCTGGTCAAACCATATAAAATATGCTCATCGTATTTTTCATGATCTTCTATATGTCTTAAGCCTTCATTTATTCTGTCTATCTTTTGTCTAGGTGTTGTTTTCTTATATTCATCATTGTATAAATCAATAAACTCTTCTACATTCCACAAGTCAGATGGCATTTTTATTGTGTAGTCAATAGATCCATTTTTTCTCATATATGTTCTTACAATACCGACACCGCCTACTTTGTCGTAAAGCTTTATTGTTTGAGGTTTCATTGTTTCTTTGTCACCAGATAACCAAAAGTGATCTATATAAAAACCACCTTTTTTTTCTACAATTTTCTGTATTGCAGCATTTCTATCCCATCTGATTACATAGGCTTTAGAAATACAGATCCATGTTCTGTTGTGCCTCTGGCTGGTTTCCCAACCCCTCCAAGCGACAAGCTTGCCTCTGAGGTCTGCTAATGTCTTTCTCATTAATAGCCCTCACAACCATCAGCAGCCACTGGCTTTCTAGCATTATGTTCTAAATACCAATCCATGCTGGCTTGTTCTAATACTGTGAAGTTAAGTTGCCCAACTAAATGGCTGTAATCATATCCAACATATTGTGCCAACATAGTGATTTTAAAATAATAATCATTATATTTAGCTCTTATTTCAGTTAGATACCATTCACGATATACACTAGAGTTTCTAAATTTTCTAGTATAAACAACTTCTGTTAAGCAATCAGGTGTGCCAAGTCCTACCCTGTAATTATGATCTTCCATTCTGTTTTTGAAATCGACAGGTTCACATCTCCATAAGTTGTTGTTTCTTTTTAAGCTTTTTTCTTCTGCAAGATAACGGCATATCTCTATGCCAGTTTCAAATCTTTGTAATGGCTTGACGATTTTATTTAGTCTTGTTTCGTATGCAGAGATAAGCATTTTTACTTCTGACTCTGGTAAATTTTGATAAATAGACATTTTTTTTGGTGGTAAGTGAATAAAGACCCCACCAGTTAAGGTGGGGCTGATAGTTTGTTAAAAGTTGTAATCGTAAAATGCTCTCCAGCCTCTGCCTAGTGTTGTTGGATTTGAACAATGATCTCCACAGTAACACCATCTACCATTATCTCTAAGACCAAATTTCATAATTCCACCTTCTGTGTTTCTGGTGATGTCATACTTAAGTGATCTTTGATTTGTACAATGGCCAGCAAACCCTCCAGCAATAATATTAGGTTTTGATTCTTTATTAAGCTTGTAGTTATCGTTTTGAACCCAAACAAATTTTTTGGTTCTTTTGATAACTGTGCAAGGGTGAATGTCTGAGTAGTAAAGTACGTGAGCTTTGTCACCGATTTGTGGATCAAATCCAAGAGTTACGTTTTCGTTTGTCATTGTGTTTAGCGAAGTGTTGTAAATAGAACCCATGTCTGGGTATGTATATATAATACATCTAAATACTTAATAATGCAAATCTAATACCTTATATATTAAGAATGTTATGAAATAGTAATAATATAATATGTATCTTGACGTATCACTAAATATCATATATATTAATAGTAAGGCCGGCAGGCCGTTCTTTCGCAAGGTATTTTAAATGAAAAAGACAACTTATCTTTCAACTGAACAAAGGCAAACGATTATAGATCAATGCAAGTTTTGGTTTGAAGAATGGAAATCAAATGATCCAGTGGCTTATCCAGAAACTTGGCAAGTAAGACTTGAAATGATGGCTCATCTTAATAACAGTGATTTTATTAAACACGTTATTGAATATTATTCACCAGACATTTGGGAGTTTGTCTGATGCAAAATTTTCTAATGCTAATGGCAGCCTCAGGGCTGCTATTCACCTCAATGTCATCAACATTGCACGATATGACAGTCAGAGATTGTGAGGTTTTTCAAGTGCAAAATGCGTGTTCTTATCTGGAGCAGAAACAATGACAAAAGAATTTACTACTGTAATTGACATGGTTGGTCGCATTTGTATTAGACGTTGCGACAAAGAAAAGTTTATTTTTTGTTTTCCTACAGATGAATCATGTAAAGAATTTATTTTGTATAACACAAATAAATTTAATAATCACAAAGGCTTTTTGCCTGATACATCAGTAATGCTTCCAACAACCATAAAAGAAGAAAACTTTGCACATGTATTTAAAGTTGATTGGACTGCCAAAAAAGCAGATTTGCAATTTTCTGGAATAGATACAACTTCAACAGAATGGAAAGAGTTAGTAAGAAAAGACAAAATTGCTTTTGAAAAGAAACAAAAAAGAGGTTTTAAAAATGACTAACTTTGAAGTTAAAAGAATAAATCGAAGGCTTGTTGATCTTGAAAAAGGTTACAAAGAATTATCCTACTGGCACGACCAATGGAAAAAATTTTATTTAAAAGCAAATGAAGCAACAGTAAAACACACAGAACTACAAAGTGAAGTTCACGAAACCTTAAAAATAATGACTAATTCAATTATGGAATTACGTCAGATTGTTCAAAAATTTGATCCTATGGCACAGGCAATGCTTGAGTTAGCAGATAGGGTTAAAAAATTAGAACAAAAAAAGACTTCCAGAAACCACCCCTGATCTCTGGAAGCATCCACATTGCAAAGCCTCCTTTGCATTTTTATTTTAACAAATGGAATCATTAGAAACTACAACACGCATTGAAGGGCATAACGTCCTAGAAGGCGTATATAGGGCAGATAAGGCTATTGCTGCATCTGACTTAAAATATGCCGTAAGTAATGGCTTACAGGCTTTTCATACATACAAATATGGAACA